GTGATCTGATCGAATACTTCAAAGTGCGCTGCAACATTCTCCGACTCCGGAAGGGACATTTGTTTACTGCCTGATTCTAACAGCAAATACCCGATATACCGCCCGGAGGTTACGGGTTGCTTACCTGTAGGGGTGTCAATCTCTTCCGTGACCGTTTTAATGATTTCACAATGAAGACGACTGAGATTATCGTTATTGACACTGTAGTTTACATTGTACTGATAATCTCCTGAAACGGCTTTACCGTTTACTTGAACTGTTCTTGATTCTTCTTGAAACATAATTTATTGATTTTGAGAGTTCATAATTACTTTGTCTAATTCATTATAAATAGCGGTTTTCACCACTGCGAGGATCGGAGCCGGATCAACGTAATTTCGAATGATATTTGCACCTTGTTCGTCAACTTCAACTTCACCTTCTTTATATATCCGTTGGGCAAACTCCAATTCACCCAAATCGGGTGTATTACAGTAAATAGCGTTTCCTACTGTTTTAGCTACGTCGAACTCTTTAATTTCTCCGTCAATAGCTGTTTTTACTTTAATTCTTCTAAAATTGATTTTCATATTCTATTTCTTTTGAATTTATTATTGTAATCTGCGCTCACAATGGGCATTTACCAAACATTGCGACCTACAACGAACACACGGAATGGACAATCACGGGGACCCTTGTTTGCGTCAAGCATTAAAACCTCAAAATAAGAGTTGTTTTGTGTCTCTACCTGACCGAATACCCAGCCATACCCCCCTAAGCCTTGTACTAAAACAGCGTACTGCAGATGCTTCAAACTGTGGTATATCCTGTATTTTCCAGTAGATATTTTCTGTGCACTGGTTAAGGTGCACCCATTGCCCCATTCATTAGTGACTGTACCCGCTTGATATACATATCCGGTACACAGCATTCCGGGAGCGTTCCACTTTTCACCGCCCCTTTGGGCGAAAATATGACTTCCATACGATTCTATCGAATTTGCAGTGCCTGCGTTAGCCAAACATCTTAGAGCAAAACCGGAACTTCCGTATGATTCAATACTTAGACCACTGTAATTGTCGTTTCGTATGGACATCAATGCTGTGCGTGAAGTTGTAGGGCTGTCCCCCTCTTCGTTAATACGAAGGAATTTATTACCGGACATGTTTAACAGGATCTTAGCCTGCGAATTGCTTGCCGAAACAAGAGAGCCTCCCGATATATTCCAGGCACCGATCTTTGCACCATCAGTTACCGTAAGGTTTCCGGTTGTGATCCTCTGTGCTGAAAATGCCTGTGCCACCACTTCCGCAGCTTCAATCACATTGGCAGACAGTTTGCCGTTTGCGTTGATGGCGGCTGTCTGTTGACCTGTGTTATTTTGGAATAGCAGGTTATCGGCTTTCAGAATGATTTTTCGGGACGTGATGTTGATTCCGGTTTCGACTAAGCCGTTTTGGGTGACGGTGACACGACCGTCTGCGGCTTCGGCTTTGTTATTGGCTGTGCCTGCTAAGGAATTGGCGGAATTTGCCGCTTGTTCTACTACGCTTAATTTTGCGTGGTCTGAACTTAGAGTTAACTCAGCCGCACTTAATCGCCTACCTTGATCGTCCACTTTGTTCGCAGTTAAAGCTATGCTTTCCTGCGTCTGCTTTATTTCGGTATAGTATCCGTATGTGCGGACGGGTTCAGTTCCATCGGTGCGAACGGGGAACGATGTATTATACGAACCGTGATAATCGGTTTGATAAACGTTGATTACGTTTGGGTCAATAGTATCATCTACGGTTACGTCATACATAGAACCGCCCCTAATACCCATTCTACACGTAGACGTTTCAGTTATTTGTCCCAAATCAACAACTATCTTTGCACCCGCAGAAGTCCATGCTTTAGTATAGTCAAAGATATTGGTTACTGCTGGCAACGAACCCCAACCCGAACCGGACATCTCAAACGTTAAGTTCATAGAAAAACCGCCATCGTGAGTACCGTATGAAGGTTTTCCGTATCCCGCATCAAGAGGCCTACTTATTTCAACCCTTGTTTTGTGGTAAACCGGAATACTTATAACCAACGGGAAAAACTTATTATTGTCCCATCCTCTTAAATCTATTCGCTTTGATATATGCCTATTGGTGGTACTATTAATAACACCAATATCACCAACAACAGACGTGATACTTTTTTCGGTCTGTTCGACGCGTGAAGCAAGTCCGGTAACACGTCCATCAACGGTATTTATCTTTTCAACGGTGGATGTTATCTTACCTTCGACTACACTAATTTGACTATTAGTATATTCAGCACCTTTGTAAACTGCATCCTGAAAATTGGGACTCCATGCGGTTGCAATTTCACCCGCTTCTACTTTGAAGTCTTTCACCCATATATAAGCCCATGAAATTGATTCTAAATCCACAAAGTGATATGTAGCGCTTTGGGCTTCTGTGTTTCTTGTGACATCAAAAGTATGTTTAAAATAACTCCATTGGTTATCGGCTGTTGACCTAACAGTATAACTTTCAGAATCACACACATCAATAGTAAAACCAACTGGGGTATTTTGACTACCTTTAATCCATCCGGAAACGGTATACTTACCGGGGATAGGCGGGATAATATTAGGTATCCGCATAGCTCCTCCATTACCTTGTGAACCAACCAAATAGAAGCCATGCAGAGACATTTGCCTTTCAATAGTAGGAGATGGATATAAAGCATTAAGCAGTGAACTTGTGTAACTATACAGGTTGTTTGCTCCAATACCCAAATTTTTTACCTTAGTTTTAACGGATAGTTCAATTTTCCCGTCAACGGCAAGTATTTGTGTGTCGGTGTACTTTTTTGACTCAGTGAAAGAATCTTTAGGGGCAGGCTTCCATCCGGTCGCCGTGTCTCCTATTTCTATTTGAAAGTTATTGATCCGGCAAACTGATCCAGCGCCTAACTGTATATATGCAATAATATCAGTATCCAAAGAGTCCTCTATATCTTCGGGGACTTTGATAGTGTGAACGTACCTACCTTTGTCAGCCGTGGGGCTGGTAGAATCTACATACTTAAATGCGCCGATATAGTAATATTGGGATGTGCCCGATTTATAAATAGCTTTTTCAAGCCCGAACCTTTGTGATGATCCCATCTTTAGATTGCTATACGCATAGTCGAACGAGATTGTTAAGGTTTTGCCTTTTAAATCCGTCCACGCTTTCGATAACTGAAACGCATATTGTGCGCCTGATCCATCCAATGCCTGTTGGGATTGTAACATCAGGTTTTCGCCTCCGATATTCAATTTTCTTTCAGTTGCAGACGGTATCCAATTAGCTACACCCACACTACCCTCGGTGATTACAGCCCATTTAATGTATGTCTCCGTTGATTCCTGTTGGGGAAACTTATAGAAGTAGAAATATGCCCCATCCGGATTAATAGGCGTTATAGGCTGCGAAAGTACCGTTTCTTCTGCGCTTTTCGGCAAAGTGCCTATCCAGCCGTACGAAGGATTGTTATACGCCCTGATAACATCAGAGTCCGCACACTTATAGCACACTGTAAGGGTATAGGTTTTGCCTGCTTCTAAATGAACGTCATACTTATACGCTCCCATTTGATAGGGGTTGGCATTTAGTTTGTGGTTAGAGTCGTAAAGCAGATTAACGTCCGCTACTTTCATACTGCGTATGGCAAGCTCGATCTTTCCCGGTATAGCCGCTAACTCGGTAGCAATATTACTAAACTCCTGTTCAATGCTCTTTCCATTTCTCAGAATGAAAATACCTTTCAGGAAACAGTTCATCGCATACAGGCCGTATCCGGAGGGTTGGAAGTCAGCCGGAAAGTCTGTATCCGTCATGCCATCGAGACAACCCAAAATCACTTTGTTCTTTCCGGCCAAAGACGTGGAGTTTACCCCGTCCAGTACAGAAATGCGCGGCTTGCCATCTTCCGAAGCTGTGAGATACAAAATGCCCTGTCTGTTCGGATTCGTGAGGTTACCCATCTGAACCAGATCATCACCAACGGCCGGAGTTGTACCATTGGGAAATACGGATTTAAGTATAAGAATCGAATCATCATTAACCGAGGCAACCGGAACCCAGTAGTATTTAACGTGTCCGGATGTGTAGATCTGACAACGTACCAAGTCATCAGCGACAAACATCATGTCGCCCTCTATACCTAAAACATAGTAAGCCGGATCGCCGGACGTTTCCGAAACGGACTTAACACGCCCGTTGGCGGATGCAATTACCAGACCGCCGTTAACCGCACGAACTTTCGAAATGATAAGTTCAAAAATGGTCATGGCCTTACGGACTACGGCATTATCTATTTCAAGGTTCCAATCCCCATTGATAGCCTTGTATAGCTTCATCCCTTCACCCATCAGTCCGGGGATGAATCTTTCTGAACTGATATAGTCCTTGACTATGGTTTGAAACAGGGTTGCGACGTGCTCAACATTCAGATCGTATGTTTTTGCAAGTGCCTGAACGAGTAAATTTAAAGTATGCGTGTCACCTTTAGCCCAAATATCCGCGCCTGTTGAAATATTCCCTTCCGAATGGAGTGTGCCAACATTGGCCGAACCGGTTACTTCCAATGTAGCGGCTTTAACTTTCATCCGGGCAACTAAAGATTGCAATTCCGTGTCGCCACTTTCGTTGATAAATGTAAGCCCATCACCAACAAACAGCCCTTTCAGGAAAGTGATAGGCTCTTTAGCTATATCCGCTTTTACCTTGCTTAAATAAAGATCATCTATCTTCTTCAAAGCCTCTTTAATCGCTGCATCTATCTCCTTCAAAGTGCGCTTTGAAGAAAGCGTATTATCATCGGTTAATTCCGTGGTTGTATCCGATTCGGCAATGATACGCGAACGGATCTCTAACAGCGTCCGGAGCGATGACAGTACGTTGCTATCGGTAAACGACTTTGTATCGGTAGCCTTTACAATGTCAATTGAAGCACCTCCACCGCCTCCGCCGTTAACAGTAACGCCGCCAGTCGTCCGGGTGATAACAGTCCCGGTCGGATAGTTCTTTGACCGGGGCTTTGCGGGTATGGATGTAGTTTTAATATCTACCATTTTCAATCATCTTACAATTAAACTGATTCATCGCGAAGTCAATTGTACCGCCCGTGATCGTAAACCGTTTGTTTGGCTGAAACTTATCGGTTATAGTTGTGATAGGCGTAATTGCTTCGTCATCTACCAGTATTTGCGTAAGCTTAAATTTGGTAGCTCCGTACTGATTAATAATGCGCCGGATCAAATGCTCTTCCGGCCGGACTAATTTCTGTTCAATAGAAGAATAGAGATTGTCGGTTAGGTAGTTATCGCCTAACATTACTTTGCTGTAGCACGCACCGTCATTGTTGTAACTGGATATTTTAAATTCGATTTCGTCCAATTCGTTAATGTAATCTTCATTCACGACGTTTTCATACGTACGATCCGAGTTGTCAGATGTTTCATCGTCATCTGGCCTATGATATGACAGTTTAAAACCTTTCACCAGTACGCCTCCTACTCGGAACGACTGTCCGATAGGGGTTAGTAACGTAAATTCAAAATCACCTCTCAAAACCCGGTCTATTGGTATTATAACTCCCGTTACCCCTGAATAGGGCATATCTAAAGTTTTTTGATTTATCATAGGGTAATAATCCTGCTTTGCACCCGTCCTATCGTAATCCAGTTTAAAAGTATATCCAGGATTAGCCGCCCATTCATTCGGCTGTCCGGCACCCGGTCTCAGGCTTCCGTAATACATGCTCCCTATACGAATTTGAGCGTAAAGATGTGTTGGCGTACTGCTGTTATCCCAAGGTATCATATCGTCTACATTTATAAACTTATAACTTCCGGATACGCAAAATATACCTGTCGAATATACAGCCGCCGCACCCTTTATTGTCATGACTTTCCCTCCGCCTTCATTGGGCGCATCGTTGCCGTATCTCTCTTTAGGCCATTTAATTTGAATTACATCGGTAAACGAATAGTCGGATATATCCGGTTTGCCATCCTCTATTTTATAGTTACAATACCTTTCCAATATCCCGCCTTCGAACTCGTGGGCGCCATAGGCGTAGAGCTCTAAATCCTTATTTGTAATGATCTTCCCTTCGTTGTATAAAAACATATCCCAATTCTTGGGGTAGAGATATTTCCGGTAACACCTTCTATCGAGGCGGCTATTTAATCTGGACAGGAGTTTTTTATCTTTCTTGAAATCCTCATCAGGTAATAAATTTCCAACCGGATAATTACTGTCTTTCACAGTTACCTTATTATAACCACCCAGAATATCGAGCGTATGATTATCGCCGCTAAAAGTTACTTTCTGGACACTGATAGTAAATCCCCTCACAGTTGTATATGTGGAAAAGTCCAATGTGTACTTATAGTAATCACCTGCATGATCTACATCTACGAAGTAAAGGTCACCCTTCCAATCTACACAAGTCCAATTGAGGAATTTGCATATCTCCTCAAGTACCTCTTTTAATTTCATTGGTTTGTCCTCTTCATCAAAGAAGTTCTGTTCACTTATCGTCATATCCTGCAGAACATTTGCCCAAGCCGTATAATTCGATTTATCCTTTGCGTAAACATGTGGAATATATACGTTTGAATAAGAGCCGCGAGATTCAGAAACGCAACGGGTTAATAATTCCCACAAAGTTACAAACCCTTTTTCCGCCTCGTTTTTGGTTTTATAATCTATATATTCCAAAACGGACATAGCGCTGATACATTCAATCTCCAATTCGAAAATTGTGCCGCTATAATCTTGCGTGTACAACTCCGGTTTGATAAAGCCACACCACATCACTATCCCGGACCGCTTAAATATTACCCGATATTGCCTGTATCCGGTAGAGTAAAGACTTTGTAAATAGTCAGTCCCAACCACTCTTATAGTAGCCGTTGAAAAACGAACAGGAACATAAAGAAAATCATCATCTGCAATCTCAATGGAAAAAGGAGCTTCGCCACTACCTGTCAATTCGGTAACTTGTCCCGTATAGTCCTCTTTCTGGATTTCTACCAAGCAACTATCTCCTTTCCGTGACCGAAAAGGGAGTGTATATATTGTGCCATAATTCATAATGGTTTCTTTCCTTGTTTTTTCAATGTGTTATTTACAGAAAGTATAATATCCGGCCCGACTACTCTGGCTTTTCCAAACTCTACCTGAACTTTATTTTCAGATGGTGCAATCAACCTGGCAAGATGCCCTACCGATGGCGTAATATTTGGCTGGCTAACATCCAATCCAGCGTATAACTTTGAATTGAGCATTTTAAATAGGTTCGCTTGCTGTGAACCGTTCAAAATCATTTCACCCGAATTGACCCGAGCTAATACCTTATCGCCTCCGAACGAAATGCCGGGAACAACGCCGCCTGTCTCGAATTTGGGAAGACTTGCAAAAATGCTTGTAACCGTCGCTATTACTGTCGCTATCGCTCCAAGATTTGCCGGGAAAGGTAAAGCGAAAGCACTTGCAACCCCTTGTGCGGTTGCCAATGATTGAAGTTGTACAATCATCTGAGAAATTGAACCCATAGCATTAAACATGAAAGATACACCTTCATTACCAAACTGTTCGGACATTGAAGTCATTGAACCGAAAGAATTTGCAATACTACCCAGGGATTCAGCATATAATTTATTTAAATCAATATCCTTTTTCTTGATAGGAGATTCGAATTTAGACAATTTAAAACCTGTATCATTATGCTTTAGTCCCAATTGATCACCCGGACGATTAATGGAAGGCAACCCGCCTTTCATGTCTCCGTATTTTCCTTTGAAAACTTCCTGCTCAACTACTATTTTAATATTAACCTTTTTCTTCTCGAGTTCGTTAATTGCAGCTTGAACAGTTGCACGAGCCTGCATCGTTGTTTCTTTAGACAGTTCTTTATTAAGGCGGGATATTTCCGCATCATACCATGCAAGCGTATCTTTTAAGGGTTTTTCATCTTTGTCTTCTTTTGGATCTTTCCCGCCTGCCTGCGATGCTCTATTTGCGGATTTTGTCATTGACTCGTAGGCCTGTTCGGCTGCAAATGCTTCTGATCTTATACCATATAATTTCTTTAACCATTCATCGCTCTCTTTAACAAGCATACCATTATATACTATAGCATCTTGATATTTTGCTATCATGGGAGCCATGGCCTTATTATAAGATTCATAATCAAGCGTCTTTACCGTTGACCAGCTTCTATTCATGCCTGCCCCAGTCATTACAGTCTCCACCTTTGTATATTTCTTACGTAGTGCGGCTTCCACATTTTTAAAGTATTGATACTCTTTCTCCGCCTGTTTCTTTTCGGCGTCCCCCATGGCACTGACATCGAAACGGGAAACTCGATCTACACTCACCATTGATACGTCGGCCGCACTTATTCCGGTGGATGCAGCAACAAGCGCCTGCACCGCTTCCGTAGATCGTCTGCCGAGTTGGTCTACAATTTCCCGTTGATCCTTTAAAACATCATCCAGTCGCTTTTGGGCTTCATCTTTTTGAGCTTCTGTTGAATCTTTATCTTTTAGTATTGTTATTTGCTTTTGAAACTCAGCCTGATTTTTCATATTAAAATAGCCGTACGACATCTTTGTATTTCCAAGCTGATCCATCGCATTGTAAGCCTCACGAGCCTTCCGTATAGTTTCATCCAATCCATTAAAAAACGGTGTCCAGTCCCCTGAACCAATTGAATAGAAAAAATTGTCTACAGTACCCTTTAGACCTTCAATAGTCCTATTGTATTCATCGCTTAGTGTTTGGCTGCTATTCATTAGTTTATTGAATCCTTCATAAGCCCCCACCGCAATGCCAATTGTCCCGGCAAACTTCATTATACCAGCCCCGGCAGTTTTTGCCATACTGGAAATACCGCCTTGAAAGCTGTTAACCGAACCTTTTGCCCGATTTAGGTTTGCGTCAAAGTCATTCGTTTTAAGTAATAGTCGTGTTATTATATCAGACATGATTCATTTCTTTTTCGATTAGTTTTGCTTTTGCCCTCAACCGTTTCACTTCTTCATCCGTAACGGACGTGCACTTCTTTTCGTCATCCGCTTCATCCCATGGGAAACGAAGTATATCCGATTGCTTTAGTTGTTTTGTACTATTCGCCTGAGCGATGACATACGCAATGATCCGGGTCTGCTCCCAGCTTTCCCGGTTACGCCTGCCTAACCCCTCTAAGAAGTAGCGAACTTCTGTGAGCGTCATCCGGTCGAGGAAATAATCAGGTGCAATACCGCCCTCACCTACAACGCGGGCGTAGAGTTCCCGGATACTGCACGCTTCTTCGGAGTCGTCTTTTTTTTTGTGCTATCTGCTGCCTGTTCAAGTAATTCAATCTCTTTTACGAAGAACTCTTTGAAAGAGAGAAACAGAGCCGGATCAGACTCACACGCCTCTATAAATTCATCAAAAGGCATTAAGAATGTATCTTTGTTATTTGCCAGAAGAATAGAGTAAAACAGTAGATATTCGTCCAACATCCGGCCGAACGCAAACTGCCTACCTGTGAGATTTTCGAAGATAAAGAAGGCGCGCAATGTATACTTTAAAATGTACTTCTGTTTTTTGATAGTGATCGTTTTCATTATGATAAGTTTTTTGAGTTAGAAAAAGAAAAGGCGGGTTTCCCGCTCTTTTCATCGTTTACGCGGTCGGATCATCTACTATGCCTCCATCTCCGGACGCTCTGGGGTTAAGCTTTCCGGTACCTTCGAATGTGGCGGAGAAAGTTGCTTTATCACCATCAGGTGCATTTAATTCTAGATTTGTAATTAAGACATTACCGGAGTAAGATGCGGCCGGAAGAGTCCAACCGGAAGAGGGAACTTCATCTGAATCTGCGTTTGCCGGAATACCGAATTTTGCTTCGATAGGCTTGCGTTTTAACATTAAGTCCAAAAGAACATCATATCCGTTTACTTTATCGTCTGCACTGAATAGGTTTTCACTTGAACCGTTCCAAGACAATTTTTTTATGTCTTTTTCCGTCCAAATGCCGGAATCTTTACTTTGTGTGTCAATCGTTTCGGCCGAGATTGATAATTTACAGGATGTAGCCAACGCCAGCGCCTTTCCGCCGACAAATAGCATGAAATCTTTTCCTAATACTGCATTTGCTTTCATTGTTTTCAATATTTAAATGTTAGTTACTCTACTGAATCCGTCTCAATTTCAAATGTAAGTCGCTGGATGAAAGTTTCTTCAATGAAATCTTCATCGGCGGCGATAAGTTTAGCACCCGTTACTTTGAAATCGTCGTATTTACCCCGCTTCCCTTCAAGCGCTTTGCGTGCCGCCTCAATAACCTCGACTGAATTTGAATAGTTATCGCTGGCGGCAATAACCTCAATAGTGACACTATCCCCACTGGCGTATCTATCCTTTGTATAAGCCGGAGTAAGTGCACTACGCTTATACAAAACGAACGGGAAAGAAGTAGCGTTTTTAGTAGAAATAGGATAAATCCTATCTCCGACAAGTTGCGTTAAACTTTCCGACTCACTGAGTTTTGAGAATGTATGTTTGCTGATTGATAAGCTCATTTCTTTTTATCTATTACTTTTTGTATTGAATCCAAAATGTTTCTTTCCAGTGAGTTCTCAGCCTCACTTTTTTTAGAGTCTACTGCATTCTTAAAAAAATAGGTAGGCTTTATAATACCTCGCTTTGCGCCTTTATTGGTAGCTCGTTTCCTACCTTCCAATTTCCTTTCAACCATACCATTTTCAAAAATTCGCAAAAGGAAAGCGCGAGAGCCTTTTTTCCCGTGATTCATGATGTTCACGCAAGCGCCAGAAGCGTTTCTGTAGACAGATAAACTAATCTCGTTTTTAAGCGGTTTGAAACGCTGCCCGTCTTTTCGATGCCCCGGAGTATTAGTCGCCGGAATAGCGCTTACCAAATTAGTTTGCGCCTGTTTCCTGATAATAAGCGCCGCTTTTCTTATGCCAGATTTAATTGCCTTCTTTGCCTCCTTGTCATTCAGTGCGGCCAATAACGCATTAACCTTAGAGGCGTCAACCTCAACCCGATAGGATGCTTGTACGATATTACTCATTGATTAATTCTGCTTCGATGGTTATAGACTGTGCCTTTCTATCCGGATGGATGAAGGCTATTTTGTATTTACGTCCCTCGTAGACAATGCGCATTTTTTCGCTTATATCTCTGCTGTAACGTACCATGATCGTGACGGTGTGAGTGTTGAGCACCTCGCCGTTTATCTCTTTGCGCGTACCGGATTTATACCGGACACACGCACGCTTCTTGAAAGCTTCCGTCCATCTCTCAGACGTACCGCCCAAAGCATCGCGAATCGTCTGGGGATGTAGAAAACTTATAATGTCTGTCAATAGTCCCGCCTGCATTATGTATATCGTTTTAAGGGTTGAAGTAAGAAGGCAATATGACCAGGAATGATATTAGGCGTGGCGAAAGTTATATCTTCACGGTTCGCATAATAGTTTGCAGCTATAATACGAATGGCATGCCAGATTCGCGGGTCTATCCGGCCGTCTTTAACGAACGATTCAATCGGGGCATTGAGATAAGCCTCGATACTGAGTTGTACCGGAATGATCAACCCCTGTATATAAGCATCGTCATTGTCGAAATCAACATTAAGATGTTGCTTTAACTCTTCAAGTGTTACGTATTCTTTCATCTTTTAGAAATGAAGAAGGCCGAGGCCGAAGCCCCAGCCTTTGATTAATACTTAGTTTGGTCGTTATGCTCCGGCAGACGCTTTCTTTTTTGCGATAGCAAATGCCTCCGGACGCACTGGTAATTCATCAAATTTTGTATTTAATACAAAATAGGTAAGGTTTTTCTTTGCTCCAGTGTACGGATCAACGGTTAAGCGCATTTCTCCAAATTGCCCAACGAGCGCATAAGAGAATATTCCAAAACCAAGAATATTATCACTGATGTATTCTGTTGTAAATACCGGATAGCCGTTAATTTTTCCATCTTCCAGAATCATGCGTGAACTTCCCGATTCTCGCGGGGTCGATTCTAAGTCGGCATAAGTAGATGCGGAGCAAACATAGCATGATGTTGCATCAGCAGGAACCCCTTGTTTTAATACAGACGCCTTTAATCTACATACATCTTTCCAACTTAAAGCAGTTGTATATTCGATATTCGGAGTTTCTTTCACAAAAACGCCATTACTAGCCTTCGATGTGATCTTTTCCGGTGAAAACATCCATTTGTTTAACAGACGTTGCAGGGCCATCGTTATTTGTACCAGAACAATATCACGTAAAGCAAAATTTGTTTCATCAATGGCATCGTTTGATACTGGAACGGATAATGAACAACGCTTTGGGGAAGGGGTTAATTTAGAAATGTCGATCTTTGAATCATTTACCTCTGCGTTTTCATCTTCAATAGTGGCTTCAACACCGGACACGACAGGAAGAATCCATTTACCATACATTCCACTCTGCATCTTGCATCCCACTTTGTCGAGAATCAGCCCTTTTTCAAGTGGCAAAATAATATCTCCAACAGTTACGGGGATCAACGGGTCGGAAGCGGCAGTATCCATAATGTTACCTACTGCACGTTCGTGAGGGATAACCAGCCCTTTATTAATGATTACACCTTGATATTTATCTGATGTACCATTATTGCGCAATAAACAAACCGCTTCTGCGAAAGCCCTTTCACGTTCAATTACATTTTGAGGAACGATTGTACCTAACGCACGCTTTTCTATACGTACCTTGATAACATCCCGTTCATTTTTTAAAGCGTCGAATCTCTCTTGCTCTTCCGGGGTTAATCCTCTTTTCTCTGCTTCTGCAATATCTAAAATTGCATTCATGTCTCTTTTAATGACTGATAATCTTTCTGAGTAATTCATAATCGTAATTTTTAAATTAATGTTCTTAATTTCTCTATTTTTATTTGATAGTTATCTTTGCTGACCGGATGTATGTGTGTTTCAAGACTTCTCACTGTTACATCAGTACCGAAATAAGCCGGATCACTTACTATAGAAATATCAAATATTTTATCTATTTTATTAACTGTACGTATTAATAATCCATCTCTTTGCGAGTACTCTATATTTCTTTTTTCATCAGTGATATACGCGAAAGAAGAACCGAACAAATCACCTCGACGAATCATTTCTATTGCGTATTCTCCATCTTGGGTATTAGGTGAATTAAAGCGGTACATACATCCATAATCATCAATATCTAAGGATAAAGAACCTTCCCCATTGTTACACCTTGCTAAAAGCCTTTGCTTATTATGCTCTAACAGGGCCTTTACATCACAACTCCGGAGTAATTCGTCAGAGATAGCCCCGGATTTGATGACCTCAATAAAAAAACGCTTCTTTTCTAAGTCGTACATAACACGACTTTCACGCTCAAATACGACTGCATACCCTTCTATCATCCTTTCATCCAATAGCTTCGGGGCTGCATTTTCTCCAAAACTTCTTATTTCCATTGTTTTATAATTACCTTTTTACAATATGTTTTTATCCTCTGTTTTTGGTAGCTCGTCCTCTGTTCGTGTTCCCGCTTCTCCCCGTATCTTAGGCGAATCAGCCGGAGCCACATTACAAGTAATAAACATTATGTCCCCACCGGAAATAGGGGCTTTTCCCAGATGCGAGCGAATTTCATTTGAAGTGATACCACCTATCTCTAAAAGAGTCTTCCAGTACGTCACCTGTGTCATTAAGTCGGTTTGATACAATACAGATAAATCAAATCCGATCTTATAATCAAATGCAACAGCGTCGTATATTAACTTCGTTTCAAATTCTGATTCAATCTGTCTCAAATAAGGCTGTAAAGTATCCGTTAAATACGATACTTGCCCCGTTTCTGACGCCTTGTAGTTAGTTGGCTGTCCGGCAAAAACTTTATCAGGGTGTACACCATAAAAACGGCATATATCGAGAACCGTTAATTTCTTATTCTCGATCAATTGGGTGTCAGCAGGCGTAAATGATAGCTGTGAAAATGACATGTCACCACTAACTGAAACTATATCACGCCCGGAACTTAATTCACTTTCGACACGTTCAGCAACATCGGAGGTCTGATTGTCGGATAAAGCGTTAAGCCCTTTTGATTCACCTTTTATACCAGAAATAATACCTTTGATCTTTCCACCGTTCTGAAATGTTTTCAATGTCTGGTTATCTGCGCTTGCAGCAACACTCATAACGCGAGAGGCAGATTCTATCACGCTTACCCCGGTATAACCTCCGTCTTGACTATTATGTCTTAAATGAATGATGTCATTTGATTCAAACACACCATTTATGTGATTGATAATATCGCAAACCGTATAAGTATCTGTATACTTATCATAGGTTGTCGATCCGGGAGAAAGTAATATTAAAGCAGTTGGTTCTCCGAATGTTCTTCGAATAAAAATATACGCATTGCCACGATTTACCATTAGTATCACCATATTACGAATGAACTCAAAACTACCCATTCTATTATTAGGCCTGCGGGTGAGAAGCCGGTATAAAGTTTCTTTTTCATCCGGGACAAATACTCCGTTCTTTTTTCGCTTATATTGTAGTGGCAAAGAGGCGATTGTTCCAGATAGAATTGCAGTACAGCGATAAGCGGCAGATAATTTCATTGCCGTATCAGTGCTATTCACATTAATCGGTTGAGCCGGAAGTGAAGAGAAATTTGTATTAATGTAATTGCTCAATCCTAAAGAGCGAATGATTGCATTTTTTATTTTATAGCGTAGTTTCATCGTGTTATATTGTTAAATTATTGAATAAATTAAATGTCATTAGATTTGTTATCGTTGAGTCGATTTTACTATTATGTGTACGTTTAACCGGTTTTTTATTCATGTTTCGATCTTCATCGAGTACAGCATTGCCAAAACAATACGGAGTAATAGGATTCGGATCAAACGTCATTCTATTGCGGTGCAATGCAAGTTCAAAGGATTCTATCGGACTTGTAAACGAACCGTACGTTTGCTTTACGGGCTGAATATAGTCGCTCGCATCTCCTGTAGATGCGGATAATAGATTTACGAACTCAGCCGACTTATATGGGTCATATCCAATTCCGAGAATTTTCAAGTACTTTGCCCGGGCTAAAATATCATTCACGATCATTTCGTAGTCAATCACTTCGCCCGGACATAGCTTCAAATATCCGGCCTTGACCCATCCTTCATATAATTCCCGGTTAGGGTGTCCGGGCAAAGCGCCTTCCGGAAAATAGTAATCCGTAACGGAATGAAATGACTTAGTATCCGGGGAATAGATATTATACGTTACAGTTGAAAAGTCATCACGTACCGATAAATCAACTCCTACCATCGTAGGCGGGTGACTTGTGATCTTATCCACAGGGATAGCCTTATACCGTTCCTCGATCTCCCTTGCCTCAATCCATTTCGTTTCAGAATTGACCGCAAAGATGTTAAGGAGCTTTGTGCGAAACTCTAATGCGTCAGGTGCGCTATATAGGGCCTTTTGATAAGCGTCCTTGTAAAAGTCCTCGTAAACCGTGATCCCCATGTGGGGTTGTACTTTATACCACGTTGCCGGATCACCTTCTTCATCGTCTATGTCGGGTTCAAAGATGTGGGCGAAAATAGAATCGTTCTCAGCCTCACCGCGTAGAATGGCTTTATATATTGAAAGCATTTCAGTGAACGGGGTTGTATGCTTGTCTGAGGCGGTTGTTATTACGATGGTCAAAGGGTTGAGCCGTGCACCCATTGAAGAAGTTAAAACGTTCTTCAAAGCGGCGCTATCGGCTTGCGAATATTCGTCTACTATCACCGTGCTTGCATTAAGCCCGTCCAGTTTGTCGGGACTGGACGCCAAACACCGGGCGAAAGAGGTTTTGCCCTTTATTTTGTTATTTATGATCTCTCTGTTAATCTTAAAATGTCGCAACTTCCGGTCTAACGCTTTCAGGATGTTGCGGATTTCATCAAAACATATCTTAGCCTGATTGTAGGAATTGGCGGCAACGTATGCTTGTGCATTGGCATCGCCAAACAACAAGTCGAATACTGCCAAACTTGCGATACTTGTCGTTTTGCTGAATTTACGAGGGACAAATAGCAGAGCGTCACGAATCAGGCGTTTATTTGTCCCTGGTCTATAAAAACCGAGTATGTTCGTGAATTGAAATACCTGAACCGGAGTTAGCTTATATCGTGTCAGCCCCTTAGTGCCGGAAAACTTCAACTTTTCGTAAAACACAATAAAGCGGCGGACTTTACCGGGTCTAAAGTCGTATTTATCCAGCAAATAAAAGAAACGACGGATCGCAAGTAACTCGTAAAGGTTATGCGCCTCCGGGTTGCCTATACATCCGGCTATATAAGTGTTTAACCGGATATCCGCTTTATCTAACTGATAAGAGTTTATATCAACGGAGCGCAATGCGTCAACGGTAGCAGTCTTTAGCTGTATAAGTTCCTCCTTATTCATAGTCATCCGCCTTGTTTACTTCGTCAATTAATTCGGTTACTTCGTCGGCTTCACCTGATGCAAGGGTCTGCAATGTCAAACCAAGTTCGCGTAACTGTTTGCGAGTGGCTTCAAGCGCATCAAACAGAGTTTTAAAAGCCGGATGTGCAACCAGCTTTTCATTATTCTCGCGGGTTATCTCTTTAGTGAAAGATTTCATCCGCTTTTTTGAGATGTCAGATAGAGCAATCCGGAACGCCATATAAGACCCGGCACAAAGCTCTATACACAAATCAAGTTCAGGGGTGTATGTGCCTTGTGCTTCCATTGCGGAACGGATTTTTTCTGTTATGTCGTCTAAAGTTGCCATGTTTTTACGCGCTTTTTACACGTATGTTTTTTAAGTAAGTATTTGGTAGCTCGTAGATTGTAACGGAAAATGTCACCCCCAACGGATACCCCCTCGTTTTGAAAATTCTCCGCGCGTGTAAAAACTGGTGGGAGTGGGTTTGGACGGTCTGTCGCCCTCAAAAAAAGACCACCCCGCTTTGTATATATACAAGAAGATATTTATATTTGCAATAAATTTTACAATATAAATCTTGCACAAATGAATACTAAGAACATTTCCTACATACTTTCAACTATAAGTGTGTTCGCTTTCATGTATTATTATTTCTCGTTAGTTATGATTTGGCATTGTTTGGCGCCATTTGATTTGGATATGACAAGTATTATAACATGGGATGATATACAATTTACTTTTGCTTCTTTTTTAATACCGTCACTCATTTCTTTTTCTATTGTGTTTGGTGGAATATCACTAATTGCTGCCCCTCTGCTTGATTCATTAAAAGAGCGGAAAGATAAGATTTTAGAGTCTTTAAGTAAGTATATAAGAAGATATTCTAAAAAGAGGTGTTTGTTTTATTGGGGAGGATTATTGTTTTTGATATTAATAATTGTCACAACTTCGTTTATACTAGACTTATATCCAGCGGCAAGTATCTATTATATAATTGCAGGCGCTGTCTTTGCATATTGCAAATATGGAAGAGGTGATATTATTTTTCATTTAATGATTTTCATTGCCATGATATTTTTTTGCTCTGATGTAAAGAAGAGAATACCTCATTTCTATAATACTACTGTTAAAATTGAGTCTATTAATGGAGATATAATAGAAACGGATGCACAACATAGATTAGTTTTTCTAGGTACTAAATATATTGTCGTTCAGGAAGACTCGACAAATGCGAAATTATATCCAACTAATGGAATAAAAAATATAGAATGGATCAATAAATAGTTAAGAGGGTACGTCAAAAGTAGACGTACCCTCTTAATTTCATTTCAAAAACTTATCCGCAAAACGCTCTGTTGCCCGTCTATTGTTTGCCTGAATTGCTTCTTTCGAATGGCTAAACGCGCGTCGGTGTATCTCAGAGTGGCACGCATGGCAAAGGCTCTGTAAGTTCGTTCGATCAAACATAAGGTGTTTCATTCCGAGTTCATGCGAAACGGATTCAACCGGGGTTTTGTGGTGTACTTCGGTTGCAAGCGTACTTAATCCGTTCGCCTCGCACACTTCGCAAACCGGATTAGTTCTCAGCTTATCGCAACGTAGATTCTTCCAGCGTTGTGAGTTGATCATTTTAATGTAATATGGGTTTCTGCTCATTGTGTTTTATTTCCTTGTTCATAGCTAAATAATATCCTATCGCATTGATAACATGCGTGCAGTTCCTTTCTGGTAGCTTCAATATTATTGGTTTCAATGTTCACATAATGCGTATCGGTTACTTCGCCCGATACGCATTGAATCCGTTTAATTAAATACTTCATTCCAGCTTATTCATACCAGCAAGTAAATACTTGATGCGCTTACAATTCCCATCGCATCGGGTTGACTGAGTTTCTTTCTTGTGAGTCACATTCGCGCAACCCTTGCCGACTTTTGACGGGCACATCTGTTTAAATACTGTGACTGCATTTGCTATCGTTTCTTCTCTCTGTATTCGAATAGCCTCTGTTGCGACTGTTCGAATCAGGCCACGCGAACGAACCCGTTCCGTTGTGGTCTGTTGAATGTAATGTTCTGCTTTATTCATGCTTTGTCATTTTAGGTTTATACTTCCAGCCGTTCAACTCGTATACGCGTTTCCGGGCTTCTTCTCGGTCGATGTAAAGCGGTTCGTTACGAACGGGACTTGATGTTTGTATTTTCCCATCTGAATAATCACAGACGCATATTCTGTAATTTCGTCCATGTATAGAATATGAATATTCTCCTACTTTCATGTTTGATTCCTTTCTGTAATGATTAAGAATTTAACTTTGCATATCTAAATCCAAAACACCATCTCATCATTCTGCGTTGCAGCCAATTCATGGGTTTAAAAACGGGGATAACTGATTTGGTGTATTCATGTACTAATTGAGCGACAGCCTTTGGTTGCTCAAAGAAAAAGTGTGTCTGTTTTTCGTTCATATTTTTATTGATTTAATTAAAATGGCACGCTTCCAAAGAGAAGCCTAAATAGTCACATTAAAAATTTATTGTGAGAAATGGAAAGCATGTCCAGATTTTTGTTACATTTGCTATGTCGCATTTAAAATTTTAATATTATGACTAAATTTAAATTTAGAAATTTCAAAACAGGATTCCATTCACCTACCGAAGATCAAATTGTACTCCATGCAATTTGTAATTTACTCCATAAAGAATATCAACCGATAACACAAGGAGTAAGTGCTTTTGATATTTCGTCGAGAATCTGTAAGATTCTTGCTGAATACGAGGTAAAAGTTTGCCCTACAAATGATTTAGGGACTTGTTCCTGTATTCTACAAGACTTGATTGATCTTCTTGGTGAACGTGACATACTTTCCAATCTACAGATTGAGTCTGAATGTTTGAAGGTTGCTAATGAATATTCGCAAGATTGCATTCCGCCAATGAATTTAAATCTATAATAAATTCAGTTTTGAGTTTATAGGCAAGCGAAGATACTCTTTGCTTCGCTTGCCTGTTTCGCTTTAAACCTTGTCAATCTTCTCTTTAAGCATTCAAGGTAACTGTTTTTATAATGACAGTTTCTTTTCTCCCCATTTTTGTACTGTTTTTGAATTCTCCACTTCATCCCCTCTTTGGTTTCCGAACTGGGATGCGTAGTTCTTTTTCAGTGAACTTGCTCGACATATACCGTTCTGCATCCGGCCAGTTCGTAAAGCATAAGTCCGGATCAGTATAAAGCCTTAGAAGTGTCTCGTTCAGCTTGTCGAGTGCCCCGAATCCGCTTGAATTGATCTTTTCGTCTGTTTTAAACTTGCTGTTTAAGCGTTCGTAATTCTCTGTAACGAATCGGTCGATATACTTCCGGTTCTGTTCGTTCACGGGCTTATGATGTTCCGGAACATCTTGCAAATAATTTGCGTTGATTGGTTTCTTGATCATTATTTAAAATTTAAATCGTAGTTGTCCGTTCTTCTCGTCTTTCACGTGTTGCGGCAATGCCCGTTTCGGCTTTGAGTAGTTGAACTGCCTCTCAGCCTGCGCAAAGTCGCTGAACATTTCCGTAATTTCGTCCGGTATGGGATCGTCATTTTCTTCGTGTTCCGGATCGGCGACTCTCAGAAATGCACCTACCAGATATTGCATGATTTCGTAGATACTTTTGAATTTGTATTTAGCTTTGATAGCGTCGAGCCGCTTCCAGTCATCGAGGTCTATGCGAACTACTGACTTTTTAAAGTCACCTGCTGGATTCTTATTTCTTTTTATCGGTGTCATCGTCTGCTGCTGCCTCCTAATTCGATCACATTAAACATTTCATTAATTCTATCAGCGATATAAGCGCCGTATTTAAGTTGCAAATCTTTTATTGATAGATTTGTTGTTGCATGCGTTAAGGCTTCTCTCCTGAGCTCGTATCGGCACTGAAAGATATATTGCATTACATTCAACTCTGTACCGAAGTATTTTGCCGGAATGGGTTCACGCCCTAATTCATCGAAGCACATCATGCGCGGACTGCCATTGTTGTACGTGTACAATTCCAGTGCATCCTTGCCTCGCATAGAAAAGCTATTTGCAATGAATGAAGCAGAATCAATACGGAAACCTCCCATCGGATAACCGCCTTTATCCTGTCCGCTTACAAAGTATCTGTATCGGTTCATTATCTGCATAATGGTAGATTTTCCGGTTCCGACCGGGCCACAAAGCAAAATACCTTTTTCCGGGTCCAGTTTCGACCTGTCCTTTTCCATGTACAGAAATATTTGATTCATCACATTTCGGTTTGATTTGTCTATTTGAAAATTGCTGCATACAAAACGGCAACACTCTTTAAACCATTCTGCCCGATCCTTTGCGGGCACAGGGTCAGATGTCGGCCTTCCGAATGATAATAGTTGCTTGATCGACATCATTTGTTTGCTCCTTGTTTCCATTTCTACAATTATTTTTAAGTTCAAAAAGCCCTGCCCAGTTGTTGGCGATAGACTGATTAACGATTTCATTTGCTACATTCGCATCATTTCCGCTTAGTCTGACTAACTTGTCATAGCATGCCTTAACAGACCGATCGGATTTATATTTTTCTCTTCGTTCTTTTTTGTATTCCAGCCACAACAGAAAGACATCTAAAAACTCAAAAGAGATAAAAGAAAGCTCGTCGAGAGATAGAGAGAGTTCTTTTAGTTTAGTTTCTGTTTTAGTTTTAATATAGTCTGGCGCATCGGCTGGCTGATTGGCTCCCATATTGGTTGGCGCATCGGCTGGCGTATCTCCTTTCTTTTCGACTGGCTTTTCGGTTGGCACATCTACCGTATTTTTTCCGGTAGTCGGCTTTTTCTTTGGCGATTCATCTTTGAACTTTTTAGAGAAAGAATATAAACCGACTACTCTTCTACTTTTACCCGATTTATAATAAACCAGTCCTGCATTAATTAGAGATAACCGTGCCCGAACTAAAGTTTTCTCGTCGATATTGAGGGAACAGCATAGTTCAATGTTTGAGCAACTGAAAACGTCCTCCCAACCCTCGCTATTACAAACTGCAACTAATTCATAAAATAGTGCTTGTTCGGTAGCGGTAAGCCTGTTGCGTCTGCGTGCTCTTCGCATTTGTTCCATTAACGTATATCCATCCATATTATCGAGAAACATAATAACTGCACGGCCTTACGCCTACCGATCTAAAAGCACTCAGAGCGGAGCAGTAACACATATAATTCTTTTCTTCACCTCCATACTTACACCTCCGGCAATCCGGTTTACTTTGTGGTTGAATGATTTTCTTTGCCATGATTAAACCTCCTTTATTCTGATACCATGTATACTAAGCATCAGTTTTCTTTTGATTATATACTCTTTCGTTTTCATCCCTTTCGCATCTTCCACCACTAATTCGCCATCACGATAATAAACGAAGTCGGCATAGTAGGACAGGGACTTCTCCAATAGCTTTCTTTTCTGCAGCATCTTCCGGATTCCCTTCACTTCATAATACTCGTATTGCGCCGGAATAAGCTCGTATTTACACTGTTCCTGCAGACCAGAGATAATCCCCTTTTTCTCGAGCAGTTTCAGTTCTTGTGCCCGTCTATACTCGCGAATAGAGTCGTATCCTTTGTACTTGGTATTGTTGTATTTTGCCATCTTGATAATATTTGTTAGTAGTGGAGCGAGGCGGAATCGAACCGCCTATACTGCTGTCTTTACTGCGCGCCGCTGCTCTATCCTTTAAGCTACGCTCCGTTAACCGGGACTTTCACCCGGTTTGTTGTTACTTATCTTTTGAACGATATGGGTAGACATCCATAATTGCAGTTTCTTTCAATGCAATAGATTGATATTCCGCCATGGTGTTTTTCATACCTTCATCTACTTTCTTCATAGCATCGCGGAGATCGGCGGCCTGTACAAGTACATTCGTATAGGTTCGTTTCTCCTTTGCGGTCTTTTCATCCAGCACAACGAAAGCAAGTCGTCCGGCATACCATTTATCGGCCGCTTCTTCATCAGATGGAAAGAGTTCGCTATAATTGGCACGTTTTATATCGGTAACGGTAAATTCGCCAGTGATAAACGGTGTCGTTTCTTCGATAATACGTGCTTCCGCTTCGGTGAAGCTGAGTGCATCGACCAAATAGGGTTCAGTAACTTTTTTGTTAACTCCGTCTGAGTCTGTTTTCTCGTAACGGATTTTGCATAAAAACCAAGTGTGCATCATAATTGTATATTTTAAAATGTTATGTTAATGTGTTGTGACAGTACTTGCTAATTTCAATTTCTTTAATTGCTTTTTTAGCCTTGTTATTTGATTTTGTACCGGGACATTGCCTTTTGCTTTCGGTTTTAATGTTTCAATTTCAGCCTTTATCGCTAAAACTTCCTTAGCCTTGTCGATACATTCCGGAAAATCCCGACCACTCCGTAATGATTCGTCTATCATTTCATTTGCCAGTCGTACCCGGTCATACAACTTCTGTATGTTTTCAGTGTGATCACTCCGGTGCATTTCAAGCAGACGCCCGTCATTTACATAGCCATCATAGATGACATAATATAGGGTATCTATATCCGGGCGACCGAGGAAATGCCCGAGAAATTGCCAATAGTATTCATCTTTGTCGTTAATTTCCTGTAGCAGTTGTAGTGACTCGATCTTTCCTTGTGACATCGGGCACTTAATCTCAACCAGTGCCGATACTTTTCCATCAAAGCCATATACATAGGCATCCGGCGAATCGCCAAAGCCTTCAAACGGCTCGTTAAATACGATGTCCTCAAAATCGGTAGTACAGGACTTGATTTCATTTAATAGCTGCGTACGTAGCCATTCCACGGCGAGCGGTTCATTTTCGTGCCCCCAATCGAAGGCTTTTGCAGTTCCGTTTTCGCGGGTTACTCCGGTTCGGCGTTCATAGCGAACAGCAAACATCACATCTAAAGCGGCTTTGCCAAATGGCGTACCTTTGCCGGCTTTCATCAGATCAGGAAGAACGGAGGCTGTAATCAGACCATGCCGTTTTTCTTTCCATTCAAATTCTTTTTGTTCAGCGGATTTCATGTTTCTGTAATTCTTTTATTTGTTCTTTGGTTAGTTTGTACTTAGCGATAACCTGATTTACTGTATAGCCGCCTTTTAAACCGTCTATAATGTTGTTCCAGATTGCAGAGCCGGTTTCAACGGTTGATCTATCATCACCCAGCTTTGGCGCAAATGGTCTGATACGAAGTGCATCTACCATTTCTCCTTTTACATTTACACGAGCGGAGCCGACTTGCATAGCCTTATTGATCCATTGCTCAATATCTGGCGTTTTAAACAGTTTCTCTAATGTTTTACAGTTGGTTTTGTTAACTACCATCGGTTTGACATTCTCGTGAAAATATGCGATTAAGCACATATCTTTCTTACCGTTTTCCCCGGTCACTTCTTCGCGCTTCATTTCTCGGATAGTAAGGATTAAGTCTTTGCCTTCCGTAAGGCTGTGAGCGCCCAGATATGGGTAATTAAATTGGGTTTTCCAATGTGTCATAATTGATTTATTTCTTTCTTGTTATTAGTAATTCTTTGAAATCCAGTTATCAGTATCACAGTAAAAGCAATATCCGGTTTTAGGATGTTCCGCACCGTCTTTAGCTCCACAAGTTCCACAATAATACTCTTTGTCATATTCGGGGGAAAGACCTTTATTCCGTTCTTTTATAACGGCTTTTCTTTCTTCAAGCATAGCCATTTTATCAGGATTACGGCTCAAATAGAACTTTCTGACTTTATGTATTTGCTTTTCAAACAGATCGTCAGATTCTGCTATCTGTTTGGCTGTATATTTGTTCATAATTGTTCTGTTTTACGTTATTTGACTACTATTTTGTTGTTACTTGTCGGAACGATAATCATAGAGCCATCGTCCGTTTTAGACCATGATATTTTGTTTATGCCTACCCCTCCACGCTCTTCTTTTACAGATAGTTCCAAAGATCCTTGTCTGATTTTTAATGAAGTCGCTTCTTCCCATTGCTGAGTGCGTTCGTTATATATTTCCATAATGTTCTTTTCTACTTAGTTATGATTCTGATAAATATCTTATAAGATCATCCTTGTCTCTAAAAAGTTTTTT